ACCAAAGCGCCCTCAAGCGCCTTGCGCCACATAGCGTCGTACGAGATGAACTCCAAACAGAGCCCGACGTCGGCACCAACCGACTTCGCGAACCCAACCGCCGCCTCGTAACGCTCACGCCCGTGCTGCCAGGATTCCAACACAAAGCTGTGAAGGATCCCGGAAAACTGCACGCGCGCATTAACCGTGCGCGAAGGCTCGTACATCGTCAACGACCGCCCAAGCGAAGAGTCAGCAAGCGGAGCCATCATCCACTCCTTACCGATGACGTTGACCGGGACGCGCTTACGCTTGAGAAACCCAAGCTCACACACGTCACTGACAAACGCAATCGGCGCATCCTTGTCCGCCCCATTCGTAAGAACACTGGCATACCCACGCGCCACGTTCAAAAAATCGTCGCGCGTGAAATACACCTCCCACGTACGAGGCACACAAAGGTTCAAGTCGTCGCCATAAACAAGCAGGCGAATGGCACGCCTGATAGCGAACACATCTTGCCCAACTAACTCAGACAACATGCACACAACGCGCAAGTAGTTGTCCAAAGAGTTCAACTCTGCAGTGAAAAGAAGCCCACTCAAGGTTCCCCTAAACATCCGCACGAATTCGCTCAAGGACATAACTGGCGCGCCGCATAGTGCCCACAAACACGCCACCAACGCGCTCAAGGCCTGCTCACTCCAATCCCATTCCACGGCGACGTGGCGACAAAACGAGATGAGATACGCCCAATGCACAAACGGCGCGCTAGCGTCGAAGCCGCTGTAATCTATGTCAGAATACATCGACTCCGCGGCAACGCCGCGCAGATGTGCAGCGAGGGCAGCCCACTCCCCACCATCCCACGCATTGACACCCACGCAACACCCAATCAAGTGAAGCGACGCAGTCACGGCCGCGAGGATAGGGGAAAGCAAACGTCGCGCCGCTAGGAAGAAGGGAAGGTTATGCCAATGTATGCCACGCGTGAGCTTCCCCGGAGGGAGCGCCTGATTTGGCTTCCAGGAACCCCTCGCGACGACGGGAGGCACTCGCCCAGCCGCCATGACACGCTCATAGTCTCCCATGTGCGTCACCACGGCGTCGTTAAACTCGACGCGCCGATACTCCCCAGGCGAACTCACAACAGCGGCGTACCGCGACTTACGCCCGCCTTGCGCGTACAAACCCGCGGACGTGTCCAAATTCACAGGACGCAAACACGTCCCTTGAATCCCGTCGGTGGCCTGCACCACGGTGAGCGGTACGGTGGGCACGCCAACTGCACGCCCCTTGCCGCCCCAAGCCGCGACCTCTCCAGCAAGCCGCTTAACAAACGCAGAGATCCCAGCCACGGCCCCCATACGCGTCCTAGAAGCCTGCATCTGCACGAGACGCTTCCCGAGGTAAGTGACCTCGAAAGACTCCCCACCAACCTCAACGGGCACACGCAACCTCGGGTCGGGCGCGACAAAATCGTCGCTCAAACCGAGATCAGGCACCTTGTCAGCCCACGGAGTGCGTGTCATGCGAGAAGCACCACTCTCGCCCAACCCCGGATCCGCGCGCCCCTGCACCTCAGCCACGTCAGGAGCGTGCCTAAACACACTCCGAACGCCAGACTGCGACCGCACCAGGTTCACGCCAGCGCCACGTAGCTCACGCCGATACTCGTCAAAGGAGGGAAAACAAGCCGACGGGCACACAGGAGATCGCCAATCGCACAGCTCGTAATCGACTGGGGACGCCAACAGCGTCCCGTC